CGCGCACTGGTATGACAACCGCGCGGCGGTGGTTGTCGGCTCGATTAGCAAAGAACTGGAATTTGCCGTTGACGACTTGGCGCGGCCCTATCGCACGGTGGTTTTGGGCTAATGGCAAAGCCTGGCAAGCTAGACCGGCGGCTGCTAATCCAGTCTGTGACTGTGGTTCAAAGCACGTCGGGCGAGGTGACGGAAACGTTGACCCCGCTTGCTACGGTTTGGGCGTCGCGCTGGTATGTTCGCGGTGAGGCTCCCGACGTTGGCGATGGCAGCACGCAACAGGTGTTGACCGGCGTTCGGTTCACGATCCGGTTCCGCGATGACGTGCTGACTAACATGGTGCTGACTTGCGAGGGTGACGACTTCACGATTACGGGCATTGAAGAGGGCGGCAGGCGCGACACGTTGACGCTTTACGCTGTAACGAGGGCGGCATAATGGCGTTGAGGTTCAACCAAGCCACGCGCGGCGCTCCCGTCAAGATCGAGGGGCTAACCGAATTGAAGGCGGCGCTTGCGGAATTATCCGATGAGGTGGCCACCAAGATTGGCGTTGCGGCTGATAGGAAGGCCGCGCGCTTGCTTGCCAATGCGATGATTGCGATAGCGCCCTACAATGAGCAGGGTTCCGTCCGTTCGCGCACGTCCAAGTCTGGCGTTGTGACGCGCACCAATTATGGCCACTTGCGCGACAATATCCGAGTGCGGCGCGCGCGTGCAAAGACGGCGGGCAAGGTGGTTTTCAACATCAACACCGGCAATGCGTTCTGGGGCTACTTTCTCGAATATGGCACGGTGAATATGGAGGCGCGCCCGTTCATGCGGCCCGCGTTCGATGCATTCAAAGACCAAGCCATTGACGTGCAAATCAGCGAGTTGAAGTCTGGTATTGAGAAGGTGGCACGCAAGGTCAAGAAGGGCCGCGCGGTCAATGCAACGGGGCGCAGCGCATGATTGATGACGCGCTCTTCTCACGGCTGTCTAGCGGCACGGCCATCACGGCTATTGTCGGGACTGCAATCTATCCGGTTCGCGCGCCCAAGAACGCGGCCCCGCCGTGGATTAGGTGGCAGCGCATTAGCCGGATTGCCGACCGTGACTTGGCGGGCATTGAAGGGCTTGCCGAAACTCGGGTGCAGGTTGATTGCATCGCGGCAAGTTATGACGGTGCGCGGGACTTGGCAGAGGCGGTGCGCGCGCGGTTGACTAATTGGCAAGACGCGGCGCAGAGTGTTGCTGATACCGGCTTATTGAATAGCCGTGACTTTTACGAGCAAATCGGCGATAGCTTTTACTTCACGGCGTCGCTTGATTTTAACATCATGCACAACGAGTAGGATGGAGACAAGAAATGGCGAATGAGTTTACAGGTTCCGGCGTAACGCTCGGCTTTAACACGGTCGGCGCGCCTGCGGTTTACACCACGCTTGCGGGCGTGACGCGATGCGACGTGCCGACACTGACTTCGGACGATATCGAGGTGACGGCGCTGGATAGCACGGCCAAGGAATACATCACCGGCCTCGGCGACGGCGGCGACGTTACCTTTGACGTGAACCTCCGAAAGGCTACGGCGGGCAGCGCGCCTTGGGTAGCATCGCAGACGGCGTTTGAGGCTTACAATGGCGACCAGATTTTGCACGGGTTTGAAATCACATTCCCCGGCACCACAGATGTCGTCTACACCTTTAACGGTTACGTCAAAGAGTTCAAGATCGAAGTCGGCGGTGCGAACGTTGCCACCACGGCGAGCGGCGTTATCAAGGTATCTGGCGCGATTGTGAAGGCATAAGCCATGCTGACACGCGACCAGATTTTCGCGGCGAACGATACCCCTACGCGCGACGTTGACGTTCCCGAGTGGGGCGGCAGCGTGCGCGTTCGGACGATGAGCGCGCGCGACCGTGATGCTTTGGAGTTCGCGGCATTGGCGGCGCGTGACGCTGGCACCACGGTTGACAACGTGCGCGCGCGGTATGCGGCGGCGTGCATCATTGACGAAAAGGGCAAGCAGGTCTTTACCGAAGAGGACGTGGCGAACCTTGGCAACAAGTCGGCTGCGGCATTGGATAGGGTTTACCAAGCAGTTGCGGAGTTGAACGCCATTAGTCCTTCGGATATTGAGGAACTGGCAAAAAACTAGCCAAGCGGCCCTTGCGGTTATTGTTGTTTCGTCTCGCATTGGCAATGGGTCGCACGGTTAGAGAATTGGAATTGACGCTAACATCGCGTGAATTATCAGAATGGGCGGCGTATTACATGCTTGAACCTTTCGGCCAGCATAGAACGGATGACGGCGCGCGGGGCATCATGGCGTTGCTTTACAATGCCAACAGACCGGCCAAGTCCGAGGCTGCTGAACCGTCCGAGTTCATGCCCGTATGGAAGCCTCCCGTTCCTAAGGAAGACCCGCAAGTAGCGATTGAACGCGCGCGGGCATGGTTTGAGAGGCAGGCCAATGGCTAATGCGGTCGCGGCCCTATACACCAGTCTGACGCTTGAGAGTTCGCAGTTTGTGGCGAATAGCAAGCGCGCGGCGACGGCTGCTGAGAAAATGTCTAACGACATTAGCAAGTCACTGACTGCGGCCAAGTCTGCGGTCAACGGCTTTCTGGCGATTGCGGCTGTCGGGTTCGCGGCGACGGGCATCAAGAACGCTTTGGACTATGCGTCGGCGATTGGTGAGACTGCGCAACAGCTTGGCGTTGCCACGACCGCCTATCAGGAATTGACCTACGCGGCGACGCAAACGGGCGTATCGCAACAGGAACTGGAAGCGGGCCTGGCGCGGTTGACGCGCAACATCGGCACGGGCGCAAAGGTGTTTGGCGAGCTGGGAATTGCTATCCGCGACACGGCGGGCAACAGCCGCGCAACTGGCGACGTGTTCAACGACGTAGCGGCCAAGCTTGGGAGCATTCAAGATCCTGCCAAGCGCGCGGCTATCGAGGTGCAGCTATTCGGCAAGGCTGGGCAGAAGCTCGATACGCTGCTGTCGGGCGGCACGGCTGCGGTTGGCGCATTGGCGGATGAAGCGCACCGGCTCGGCATGGTGCTGTCACCCAAGCAGATTGCGGATGCTGACGCGGCGGCGGATGCGTTCACGCGGGTTAGCAATACGTTGAGTGTCAACATCGCTAGCACGGTCGCGTCTAATGCCAAGGCAATCGAGAGTTTGGCGAACGGACTTGGCACGCTGATAACCAAAGCGGGTGAATTGGCGACGTGGGCAAACCGCAATCCCAAGTTGGCGGGCACGTTGTTTGGCGCGGGCGGTGGCGCGGTTATCGGCGGGCCGTTCGGTGCTGGCGTCGGCGCGGTCGCGGGGTTCTTGGGCGGTGCAGAGTTTGAGGATGGCAGGGATAGGTCGGCGCAACGCCGTAGGGTTCGCGGCGGTAGCAACGTTGGTTTGCCGTATGTTTCGCCGGTAGCGCCGACATCTGGCGCGTCACCAGTCGAAGCCGTTACCAAAATCAGCAACGCGGCAAAGCAGGCGACAAAGGACGTATTCGATCTACGCGGGGCAATCGACGGGCTAGAGAAACTCGGCCCTAGCATCGCGGGTGAAGGTGGCGTGTCTGGCATATTCCGGACGGATGACCAGATTTACAATGACACGATTGGCAAGTTGACGGAGCTTGGCGACTTGGCTTCGCTTATTCAGCCGGTCGAGTTGATTGACCAGAAGGCGCTAGACCGTGTGGAGAAGTTCGGCGAAAGTCTGTCTAGCAATCTGGCGCAAGCTTTGGTCTATGGTCAAAACCTTGGCGACGCGCTGGTCAATAGCTTGAAGGCGGCGGCGGCTGAAGCTTTGGCGAGCGGGCTTTTCAAAATCCTTACAGGTGCGATTGGTGGCGGCGGTGGCGGGCCTATCGCGTCAATCATCGGCGGCATTTTTGGCGGCTTCAAGGCGAACGGTGGCAGCGTGTCATCTGGCAAGGCGTATGTTGTCGGCGAGCGTGGCCCTGAGATTTTGACGGGCGCGAGCGGTCGCATCATCCCCAATCATGCGCTTGGCGGCGGTAGCGGTGGCGGCATGACCGTCAACGTTGATGCACGCGGGAGCAATGACCCTGCGGCGGTGCGCGCACAAGTCATGCTCGGCATTGCACAAGCTGCACCGGCATTGGTCGCGGCGGCTCGGGGCGATACTATTTCAACGTTGCGGCGTCCGTCATTGGCAGGGGGTCGCGGCTAATGCTTGTCACTTATCCAGCCGCGTGCAAGCCGCACGCTCAAAATTGGACGCTATCGCAGCCGGTGCAGCGGTCGCGCTCGGCATGGACGGGCCGCGAACAGCGCCTCGTTATGACGGGTTCGCGTTGGGCGGTATCGTGCGAGGTCATCGCCATGCGCCTTGCTACCTATCAGGCTTGGGCTTCGTTCATGGCGCAGCTTGAAGGTTCGGCAAACACGTTCCAAGTTCCTGCCACCACAGCAACGCAATCCGGCCCCGCTTCGGCAACATGGGCTATGAACGGCACCGGCGTTGTCACCAATTATTTGCTGTATAGCGAGCAACTCGATAACGCTGCATGGACGGCGCTTTCGGGCGGCACTGTCACTGCCAACACCGACGTTGCACCGGACGGCACCACTACCGTTGATACGGTTAATTGCGCGGTCGTTAATCGCGGTATGCGTCAAATCACGACGTTGGCGGCTAGCGTCGGCGCTACCTACACCTTTTCGATTTGGCTATTCGGAACGGCTGGCGAAACTGCGAAAATCAGTATCCGCAACAGCACTGGCACCGTGTCTAGCCAAACGCTTGCAATTACACTGACAGCCGCCGCCGCGCGCTACAGCGTCACAGTCAATATGGGCGTGGGCGCTACGGGGTTCATCGACGTTTGGGTATATCGTGACGCCGGACAAACCGCCGCGACAATCAAGGCATGGGGCGGGCAAGTAGAAGAAGGCGCGGCGGCGTCAACCTATGTTCGCACCACGAGCGCCACCGCTGCCAGCCTTGCCGCGTTCAAAGTCACCGGCCTTACCGTTAGCAGCACGAACATGACGGCGGGGCAAATGCTCACGATCGACGGGCGGCTGCATATCCTGACTGCCGATGTTGTCGCGGACATTGGCGGCAAGGCGGTCGTTTCGGTGAAGCCAAACCTCGCGGCGGCGACGACTGCGGCAAGCGTGGCCTACGTGCAAAACCCCTACGCGGTTGTCACCATGACGGAAGCGCCGACCGTATCGGTTGAACCCGGCCCGATTTACCGCGTTTCGTTCAATGCCGAAGAGGCCTACTAATGCCGACGTTCGACGCGGCTGGCATCGAGGAGCTTGCAAAGCCGCTAATCCGCCCGTTCTATGTCGCATGGCTGGATATCACCGGCGACGTTGTGCGCGCCACGACCGCGCCGGTTAGCCTCACCTTTTCGGGGACTGGCGATGCTGACCTAGACGGCGAAACGTTTAGCGCGGTTGACCCTACGCTAATCGACGTTAGCGAAGTCGTGCATAAAGAGGGCGGCTCGGAAACTGTCACGGTCACGCTATCTGGTATGCTCGGGATTGATAGCACGCTGCTAAACCAGATAGGCACCAAGTCAAATTGGCAGGGTCGCACGGCGCGGCTGTGGCTTGGCTTTGTGACGGAGCATGGCGCGGTTGTCAGTATCGCGTCCTATTACACCGGATATATGATGACGCCTCGCATATCGGGAAGCCCTGAAATGCAGACTATCGCGCTTGAGATTGAAGGCTATCTCGCGTCAATGTCCGAGGCATCGGGCCGCACGTATCTTGACCAAGACTACTATGACAGCGCCGACACGAGCGCCGCGTCAACGGTCTCAAACGCGAACGGCACCAGCGCGGGGGCTATCCCGGCTGATAGCGGTGGCAATAGCGGCGGGCAACCGATGACGTATCAAGGACGGAGCACGTTCGCCAATGCTTACTAGGTTGCCAGATTGGGAAGCGCGCTTGCACGCATACCTAGACAGCGTTGCGAAAACCCCGTTCGCATGGGGAACGCATGATTGCGCTCTATTCGTCGGCGATTGTGTGCAGGCCATGACCGGCATTGACCCCGCCGCCGCATACCGTGGCGTCTACAGCAACGAGACCGGCGCGCGGCTGGCATTGAAGCGCCACGGTAAGACGACGCTTGTTGCAACGTTCGATGATGCGTTTGGCATGAATGTTGCACCGGCCCGCGCGCACCGTGGCGACATTGTGCAGATCGACGATACCACGGCGGGCGTGTGCATGGGCGCTTTCGGGTTTTTCGTCGGCGATACGGGGCTAGTGCGTCACCCCTACAGCGACTTCACTCGCGCTTGGAGTATTCGTTTTGAGTAAGGCTGTCGGCGCTATCGCAGTTGGCATCGCACTTGTTGCGGTCGCGGTGTTTGTGCCTGGAGTTGGCACGGCGATTGCGGGCGCAGCTTTCTCGGCAAGCGCGGCGGCTGGTGCTACCCTAAGCGCGGCGACGTTGGCGGCTATTCAGGCGGGTGCAGCGACTTTGATTGTCGCCACCGGCCTGACCATTGCGGCGAACGGGCTGCAAATGGCGCGAGCTGCGAACGCTATCAGCCAAGCGCAGTTGACGCGTTTAAACGTTAGCCTTGACCCTAGCGCACCGCGAAAGATTGCGTTCGGACATACCGCGCTCGCCACCGACTTGCGCGCCAGTATCCCGACCGGGGCCGACCAAGAGTATCACGAATACGTGATTTGTGTCGCCTCGCACACGGTCGAGAGCATCACCGAAATATGGTTCGAGGATAGGCAGGCTTGGACTGTTGGCGGTGGCATCGCGTCCTATTACAGCGGCTATCTGACGACCGTCACGGTTCGTAATCCCGGCACCAACGCGAACGGCATTGCTATCAATTCGCAATGGCCCGCGACTTCAACGCTCACCGGCTGCGCGTATGTCTATCTGAAGGTCAAGCGCACCGGCAACAGCAAGAAGGCCGAAAGCGTTTTGCCGCAAGGCATCCCCTCGCGCGTCACCATCATCGGCAAGGGCATGAAAGTCTATGACCCGCGCCTTGACAGCACGGTAACGGGCGGCTCTGGCACTCACCGCGCCGATGACCAGACGACATGGGAATACAGCCATAGCGGAACTGACATTGGCAACAATCCGGCGCTGCAAATCCTCGCGTATCGTCTCGGCTGGCAAATCAACAGCAAGCTTGCGGTTGGCAAGGGGATGCTACCGGAGCGCCTTGACTTGCCCTCGTTCATTACGGCGGCGAATATCTGCGATGAACCTGTAACTCTGGCGATTGGTGGCACGCAACGCCGCTATGAAACGCACGCTGTGTTCAGTGAAAATGACGCGACTAGCAGCGTCGAGAATGCACTGTTGTTCGCGTGCGCGGGCCGCATGACTGACCATAACGGCAAGCTTGGAATTGCGCTCGCCTACAATGACTTGACCGGCACGCTGTATGAGTTCACCGATGACGACGTTCTAGGCGCGTTCGATTGGAACCCGTCGCCGTCAATCCATGAAACGCACAACATCATTCGCGGGCGCTGGACTGACCCGTCAAGCAATAGCCTTTACCAGATGGTTGATTATCCGGCTATTCGCATCACGTCGCCGGACGGTATTGACCGCACGCTAACGATTGACTTGCCGGTAGTGCAGGACGGCAAGCGCGCGCAACGTATCGCCAAGCAAATCCTACAGCGCGAGCAATATCAAGGCACGTTCGCGGCTATCTTCGGGATACGCGCATGGGGCGTCAAGGTTGGCGATCCGGTCAAGCTGACATTCGACACGCTCGGCTTTGTCGAGAAGCTATTCCGCGTTGTGCAACAGGGCATCCGCTCGGACGGCACGGTGCAGCTAATTCTGCGCGAGGAAGCCACGGCGCTTTACGCATGGTCGGCTGAGGAATCCGCGCTTGTGACGGTTGCCGCGCCTACCGTTTATGACCAACTGAATAACCCGCTTGCGATTGTTCAAGGCACAGATATCGGCGTTGAGAATGAGGCGACGCGCAATATCAATCGTGGCGCTTGGGCTGGCAGTACCGTCTATGCAGTCGGTGATTTCGTGACCTATGGCACGCCGCAACAGACCTACATCTGCGGCACCGCGCACACATCGAGCGGCGGCAGCCCCCCGCCAAACGGCAGCTTTTCGCTATTCGTAGCGGCGGGTGCGAACGGCACCGCTGGCAACAATAGCGGATTAGTGTTCCTTTATCAGCGCGCAACATCTCCACCGGCAAATCCGACTGGAACACAAACTTACACATTTGCCACTGGCGCTGTAACTGGCGGGACTATGGGCAGTTGGGCAGCCGACATTCCGGCGGTCAACGGTAACCCGTGCTACCGCATCCAAGCGCCGGTGTCTTCGACGGGCGCTACCGCGTCGATAACCGCATGGTCTACGCCGGTGTTATTCGTTCAAGATGGCGCTACAGGGTCATCATCATCGTCGGTTTATGCCATCGGCGCTGACGCCCTCGTTCTGGGCAGCGCGTCGGCAACTGCCAATTATCAGGGCACGATGACGGGCAGCGGCTCTGTGACTGTCACGCTTTCGCTACAGCAGCGTGTTGTCGGCGGAAGTTATGCCACCTTCGGCACGCCAGATGTCCAGGGCGGCACGGTTGGCGATCCGTTTACGTGCAGCGTTAGTAGCAGTTATTCGTTCGGCACGGGGATTTCAGGCGAAATACGCGCGTTGATTAGTTTTTCGTCGGGTGATAGCGCGACGCCAGATCAACCAAATTGTTGGCTACAGGTGACATAATGGGCGATGTCGCATTAATCAATTCCGAAACGGGTGAGTGGGTTGCTGGGCCGTTGCCGGATGACACCAAAATAGAGGTGTTGGATGGGTATGAACTTGTTGCATTGGCCACAGGATATCCTGATACGGTGCGTTATGAAGCATCTACAAAGTCATGCGTTGCTATCCCTGCGGCAACAGCACCGGCTTTGCACCAGCTTGTTGATATGCTAGTGTCGGGTGGCACGATAACCGCCGCGCAAGGCGACACGATTAAAGCCGCATGATGCGGGGTAGTTTGTCCGAACAGCTAAAGGATTTGCTTATGTCAAACACGCCACCGCCTAAAGGCCCTATTCCCTACAGCAACACCCCGCCGCCCAAGAAGCCGGTTCCGCAAGCGCCAGTGCCGCCTGTAGAAGTCGAATAACATGCCGGTGCGTGCGCGTGCGTTCAAGGCCTAACGAAAGGAATGACGATGGATTCAAAGCCTGAACCTGAACCGAACATCCCGAAGGACAAGGGGCCTCCGGTCGAGCCTGTCGGGCCGCCTACGGAAGCCGAATAATGTCCCCCGCCGTTGCATGGGCTATCACTGCCGGTTGCGCTGCCATTGTGACAGCGTGTGTGATGCATTTGTCTATGCACCGGCGTTCGGGGCTGTGGCGCGTGTCAGTCGTTATGGGGGGCAC